GTAATCCCCTTTTTAATAATTTTTATTATATTATATATAAATAATTTTCATTATTAAATTTAACACATTATAAATAATATTTTAATAACGTATTTATCATTTAATCATTTTATTTCAATTACTTTATTGACTTTGTGACTATAAAATCTTTAAAATCACCAACCAAACTTGTCGATTGTTTGATTTAATAGCTCACGTTTTGTTGATATAGTTCATTTTAGTAAGTATTTGAAACCTATGAAAATTTGCATAATTTAACATTAAATAAAAGTACATATCCAAAAAAGACTAAGTACTTTTATACTGTTAGATATTAATGAGTAATACCTTAACGTAATCAAAAATGATTAACTTAAATATTTTTAAACTCTTTTAATCAATAATTTTGGTCACAAAAAAGTTTAATCAAATTAGCTGCTACTCAAATTGTAAGTACTCTTTTTATAAACCTTCTTCAATCTTTTTCAGGCACATCATCAGTAATCATTGTTCTGTTAGGGGGTTGCTCATGTAGTTCATCTAATGCTTTCCGTTTCTCTTCTTCCTCATCTTCCGGCCACTCATCTATATTAATAAATATCGATGTATCCGTAGATAACTCTTTCTTATCAATAAATAACTTGTGATATTTCCCTAACATATCCCTAGCACGTAAACGGTCACTAACTAATTTTATTTAAATATATATCTACATAGAAAAAGCCATCTCTTAGGGTAGCTTATCTATTAATCGACTAAATATTTGTCGAACACGTCCACTTGTTACCATGAGCATTTCGCCTATCTTCTCATACGACCAACCATAAGCGAGTAAGTCAAAAACAAAGAACTCTTTATCTGTACCAATGCTTTCAATTACTGACGATAATTCATTAAAAAATATATGTTCTTCAAAATTATCGCTCGTTTCTATCGATGTTGTAGGTTGATCTAGTGAAAAGAAATTATTTATATTCTCTTCGTGCATTGGAGGTTCTTCTTCCGGTGGTTCATAGTTCATTATGAAGGCTCTAACGCTTTTTTTGTCATATATCATAGATATGTACTTCTTTCAGCAACACGACGTAATATTACTTCTCTAGCATGCTTAATTGTGTACTCTGTTACCCCTAAAACATCTGCGATAATGTCATAAGGTTGCTTATCCCACCATAGTATCTTAATTAATTGCTGCTCTTGTAGTGTCGCATTGTTATATACTTCAGTAATCCCTTTTACGATACTTTTAACTCTATTATATCTCTGTTCAGTCATTTGACTAGCTTGTGTTTTGTACTCATCAACTAATGTTTGATAGTTTTCCATATATCTACTCAGTAGTTTATAATCGAAACTCTTTAAAGCTCTCATATAACTAACTCCTCTCTTTGCGTTTGTAATGTAGTTCTTACTTTTTCTACTTCTTCATCAAAATACTTTCTTTGTTCTTTCAAATGGTCTCTCTGACGGATTAGACGAGCTTTATACGTGGCTTTATATAAATCTTCACATAACTTCTCAATGTTCCTATAAGGCTTATAAACGCCATTTGTACGCATGTAGTGCATTATCTCTTGTTGCTCATGATATGGATAAGTGCTGACAATACTTTTAAGTAAATTCATACGTTCCAATGATTGATTTTTATAACGTTCTAACTTTTCTTTTTTCTCAACAATCCATATAACTAACTTATCTAATGGATAACTGGTGAAAACTACCCCCGTTGCTTCATCACAAGTCATATGTGAGATGTTCAGATGATACATAGCATTTATTTGTTCTTCGAGTGCTTGGCATTTTCTGTTTATAAATTGAGGATTGTATTTAACCAACAACTCATATTCTGAAATTCTTTCTTCTACTTCATAACTGAAAATATCTTTATTTTTCTTCAGCAACAGTTCTGCACTCCTTTAAACTTTATCTCTTTTATTTTCTGATTGGTTTTGTACTTTTGTTTAGTCGTTATCTGAAATTCCGAATTGGTCATAAACAGATTGTTTCTTAGGCGTCTCATTCTTAGGATCTAATATCTTTAGTCTGGATTCTACTGTTAAACCTAATTTAGATGAAATACTATTCAATTGTGCCAGTGCATCGCGTTTAATAGCGTGGTTTTGGTTTAATTTAGTGCCTCTTTCAGTAACAATTACTGCGCTTTCTTGTTTCATACGTTCAGTAGCTTGAATATAATCTGAATAAGCTTGGCAATATGCGGACACCATTGCTAAATCTAAACTAGCAATTGGTAATTCTTTTAGTAATGGATATATTCTAAACCATTCTTGTTTTGCTCTATCATCTAACCACTCTGGAGGTTCTGCGTTTAAAGGAGTAAGCTGTTTCATTGCTTCTTCCGTTGCTTTCTTATTTTCTTGTTGTTCGACTGTTAAATTACCTTTTTGTTGAGATAATAATTTTCTTGGTGGCATTTTCATTTCTCCTTTCTAAGTCATTTAATGTAAAGTGAAAAGTCTTTACGAATATTTAAGATTTCATTTAGAATTTCAGTCGAAGATAAGTGCGGCTCGTTTAACTCGAACCTTAGATCCACGGGGGTTTTAGAACGCCCCGTTAATTTTATAAAGAATTATTTCCTGAAAATTAATTTTTGTGAATTTTATTATGGCAGCTAAAACACACTACCTCTAAATTATCCATATCCAGTCTTTTACCCCAGTCCCTCGCCATTATCTATCGATATACATATACATTTATCTTCACTAATTATCATGTCCTCTAATTGCTTCATATAAGCCTGTCATTAGCTTTTAATCAGTTCTCTATATATTTAATCCTATTTGTTCTTATCTTCCTTATAACAAGCCTAAAACAGCATCTTAAACTGTTCTATGTTATGTTTGTTCTCTCAACATTTCTATCATCATTCTTCTTTCTCTTTTATTTATAATTTCTTCTTTCTCTTTTATTTATAATTTCTTCTTTCTTGTTCTAAATAACTTTTCTTTATTTAAAATCAAAATACAAATCGAAATTACAAAACAATTTTAATTTTTTTATTTTCATTTCTCATTTCAAAATTCTATTTCACTTTCTGACTTCTCATTTACTTTTATAATTTTCATTCTCTTTATCATTCTAATATCTTTAATTAAAGTTCAACTTTGCTTTGTTCAATTAACGAATTATCTTCTTAACTCTTTTATCTTCTAACATAAAAAGATAATTGTTGCTTCTACTTTATTTCTTCTAAATGCTTTCGATGTTTAACACAAACATAATTGTTTCTTCCACTTCAATATAATTAATATCTCTAACACATATTGGATTACCCATATATATTTTAGTGTATTGCCTAAACACTATATCAAGCTATTACCTTAATACTATGGAATAATACCTATGCCCTTTATACTAGCTGCAGCGTACACTTTTATACAGTCACACAATTATAGCCCTGTAACTTATGTGAGGGTACTTATCTATAACCTCTGTTTGCTTGTACTGTATGATAGTTAATCCTACTTTGTCTGCCTATCCTATAACTCACCTACACGTTGTTTAGTTGTATAGTGTTGATTTATCTATACTATGAGATTAATATAATCTGACACATATTAATTACTTCATAATGTTTTTGGTTTACCTATACTTCCTATTAAGTAAACTATTGGCTCACTCATACACGAGACCACTTATAAAAGAAAGGCCATCACATATATTAAAGTGATGACCTTGTAAACATGCCTTAGACATAGAAATTCAATTGAACAAATGAAGGAGAAACTCATGGCTATTTTAGACTTTAACAAAGAGCGCTCGTTATTAAAGATATTTATTATCCTTAATATATTTATTATAACATAAAAGGCTCAACCATGCTATTTTAAGCGCTATTTAAATTGATAGAAACAGCTAAAATTTCACCTATGTGACTTACCCTATTATCTTTACCTTCTGCATTTTTTACATACACGTCAACACTATCTACTTTATTATTCTTGATTTGTTCAAATGCTTTATCTTTTGCATGATCCCCACTCTTCCAAGCATGAATAAATGTATGGTTTTTCTTAATTATAAATTCTCTATTATTTCTCTGGCTTGAAGCAATAATAAAGTTCAAATTGCCATTCATCATGACACAACTGTTTTTATTAAACTTAATCTTTTTAACTGCTTTCGGCTCGATTTCTCCTTCTTCAAAGTCACTCACTATGTTTAACTTATTATCTACATCAGCTAATTCTACACATACATTACTTGAACTAGCTAATATCATTAAATCTTCACCATTTTCAGTTACCTTTGCTCTGTTCCCTTTGTATCTAATGGCTGTAATCATTGTATTATCTCCTTACCATTTCTCTTTGCCGAAGTGATATTTCTGGAAGTCCTCTAACGACTCCTCTCTTAACATATCTTCGAGCAGCCATGAATAATCTCTAGGAGTTGTTTTACCACCGATTTCTACTTCATTAGCTAGTATTTGTCCTTTGTATCGATTGTGAATGTTACTAGGGTGCTGCTGCTCTTGTTTAACATAGCGTAATCGTGATATACGTCTGCCACCTTCATTCTTATTCTCAATCATTTTTCGATAAGTGGCTGCAACTTCTTGAAGTTTGTCTTTCATCTCTTTTCGATACTGTTCATGTGTCTTTTTGATGTCTTTCATTTCACTACCATACGCGTCGTAGAATGATGTAAATTCATCATCTGTGATACTGTAATCTGATGTTTTAAGTTGTTCATCTACTTCCAATAACTCTTGTTCTAAATCAGCTTGTTGACGCTTTAATTTTGTAGCTTCGGCAAATTCATCTTGATGTTGATAGTGCATGATCTTAGCATTCATTTTTTTAATACGATCTACTAGCTGATCATATTGTTTTTGAACCTCTTTAGCACGTAACCTTTTACCATAAATTTGTTTATCAAAAATACTGATTGAATTTTCTTTTACTGTTTTACTCATACTTCGTAACCTCTTTTTTCATTTTTTAATATTAATACTTCTTATCACATCACGGCAATGTAACTAACACTTATTGTTTGAATTTGTGTTATACTCCCAAACCTTTATCGCTCTTATATTGTCTACAATAAAAATTATCACCTGGTCTTAATTTATCATCTAAATTATACCATAAAAAGCTCTATGAAGCCAATTGTGGTAATTTTATAGTTATCTTTTATCTAACTCTTTTATACTTTTTTCACTGACATTAAAATGCCAATTCAATTAAGTTTTATCTTTAACATCGAATCCAGCTTTTAACATTGCGCCTTTAAACTGCCCGTTTGTCACATAGCTACTTTCAAAAGTGCCAGATAATACTTTTCTGTACCTTCTTTCAAATACGTGTTTCAATCCATATGATGTGCGTCTAGTATTAAAAGTTTTAATTTTATTCATTGAGTAGCAGAATTCTGGCAGCGCATTTTTCTTAACTTCATTTAATTATTCAAAATGTTCAGGTTTACTTATATCATTCATAATATATACTCCATTCTTATATTTATTGTGTATGTCACGATTATGAAATAAAATTTTTATAATTTTGTAGCTTTGTAGCTTTTTCAATCACAATTAGCTACATGGATAAAGACTGTTATATCAATGGTTTTAAGTCATTTCGAAGCGTAGCTACATTTCTCTATACCCACGCATATATTTTTATAGATATATTTATATATTAAATATATACAATCTTTTATATATAAAGCTACTGCTACAAATAAAGATACAACCCTTGATATGACTGCGTTCGAAGTTGTAGCTTACTTGTAGTTTTTTGTAGCTAAAAGCTACATTTATTTTTTCTTAAATCCTGCTCTAACTACTTTCTTATTTTTAACGTTAAATCTAATAGAGTGTTTCCAAACTACATCATAGTGAGATTCAATAATTGTGATAAAATCAGATTTATCAATTGGATTTCTTACAAAGTTATTACTACACCAAATTTTATAATCTTTATATACAATCGTTCCAGGTGTATTTAAAAAATAATCTATATCTCTATATTCTAGGTACTCACTCAATGGATTATTGTTTTGTGTAAACATCTCAATACTTCTATCAGATCTATCGTTAGGTGTGATATACACACCATTACGATTTAACATATAAGATAAGGTATCAATCGCTAGTTTTAATATATATTCTTTAGCACTTTCGCTATAAATAATTTCGGTACTTTCTGATACTGTTAAACGTTCATCATCTTTAAAACTGTATTCAAATGGTATAATGTGCAAACGTTTATTTATTTGTTTACCACTTTCTTTAAATTTAGGATAATGATTGCTAGCAATGATAAATGGCGTTTGCATACGAACAGAATGGCTTCCTTTTCCCTTTTCTTCAATTTCAAGATAACCACCTGTGACTGTTGACTTAATATTTCCAGTATCTACAATTTCAATATTAGGTAAATCATCAACGATATTTGCCATTTTTCCATACATACTTGAACCAGCAAAATTATTATTTGCTAATCTCTGTGGACTAACTGATGAAATCTGACCTCCACTATCAAATGTAGCTTTTATCATGTGTAATATGGTTGATTTTCCGTTATCTGCCACAGTACCTAATAGATATATAATTTGATCTATGAGTATTTCAGGATATAAAACTTGAGCAAACATTTCGTATATATTTGCCAGTGTAGATTCATGTTCGCACGATACTTTTCTGAGTGTATCATCTACAAATTCATTGTAAGCATTAGGATTATATGATGTTGGTATTTTGCTAGTAAGGAATATATCAGGTGTAAACTCTTTAAACACTTTAGTCTTGTAATGTACTAGCCCATTCTTAGTTGCCACATAATCATTATTAATTTCAGTTTTAACGTTACATACATCAATAATATAGTTTCTAACTTCTTTCACAGAATTGTCTTTTAAAAACTCTAAACCTCTAATGATATGGCGTAATCTACGACCTGTTTTATCCATTTCATAAATACCATTTTTAGGGTTATAAATATATATTTCACCGTCTGCATCAGGATATCTGACTATATGGTGTTCTTGCATAACGTAAGCAGCCATGATTGTATGTGCAAATGCAGGTTTTCTATTTCTATCATTATCAGGATAAATCCACCAAGAACCTTTTTTTATTTTTTTAGATTCTTTTTCACCAAACTTAATTTCATAATTCAGTTTCTTATACACTTCATTCTGATTATTTATAGCCTTATCAAGCTCTAATTGTCCCCACGTTGTATTTCCTCGCTTACTGTCCCATTTGTCAGTAAGATTATTATAGTTTAAGAATATATTTTCCATTTGCTGCTTATCTTTATTAGTGTAAAATGCTAAATAATGTAATAAGCTTTGTACTGCTTCACTAGGACTAGCAAAATGTTTTTCAAAGTTACCTTCCAATAAGTCGCTAATCTTATCCTTTTGTTTAGATTTCAGCATAAGATTTATAACTTCTTCATCTGATAGCTCGCTTTTATGATTAGGATCATAACTTAAAATAGTTTCAAAATTTTGTTCTTCTTTGAAGAATCGTTCTATTAAATTATTTAATATTTCTTGTTCTTCACAAATTTCAGATTGCCCAATTGATTCACCTGTAACTGTCATAAACCTAGCATTATCATACAATTCTATATCCAAATCAGAACGCTTTTTCTTACGTTGTTCAGGTAATTCTCCTTTAAAAAAGCAATGTAATCCAGTACCACTAGGCGACATTTCACAGTAGGTGAGTTCTGTCATTTCTAATGCTAAATCTGAATTGATTTGACCGTTCTCATCAATAGCATTATCTATATCAAGCACGATGTACTTATCATTATCACTTAACATACAGCCTATACCGTCATATAGATTATTTTCTTCATACAAGTTATGAATTGCATCGAATATTGTCCAAGTATCTTTATTTGTTGAGCTTGCACGATACCCACTAAAGCTATAAGGCACTTTTTCATATTGTTGTCGCTTATTATTCCATTCAGCACGCCATAATACCCATTGTGGCAATTCTTTTAATTCTTCGGGTATTTCTAGCGTATTTACTTCAATTATTTTGTCTTTTTCTTTAATTGCCATTTAATTCCTCCCAAATACTTCTAAAACAAAGCACGAAATGGTAAAATAAAAATGTGGTTATTAAACCATTCCATGCTTGTTTATTAGTTGTATATTATGCTACGCGTTATCTTTACTTTGGTCGGTGGAAGATGACGCATTTTCTATTTCTTCTAATACTGTATCTAGTTCTTTTAAATATATACTCAACAAGTCGATACGTTGTGTGATGTAGCGATGTTGTTCATGATATTTCAGACCATGCATTTTAATTTGATCATTGGTTAATGTATGGTTTCTATCATATTTGAAATAATCCTCATCAAACCAGCCGAATGTTGTCACTGCATCATCGATTTTTCTTTTAATATTGTCTACATCTTCAATCAAACTTTTAGTTTCCCAATTCATTATTTAACTCCTTAACTAATTTTTTGCTTATTATAAATTTCTTTAGCTTCAATTAAACTTTCTAAAGTACGCTTACAATAGTCTATTTTCTCCAAATCTTCACGACTGAAGAAACTTAATTGACTTGGACTTTCAAATATAATTTCTTCTTCATTTTTAATAATCCAGTTGATAGCATGCATGATATTTTGTTTATTCACATCTAATTTAGCAGCCATTGTTTCACTCCTATTTATAGAAATTTATTACTTTTTCATTTTTCAATGAAGGTACAGGCATACCATAAAAAGTACATACATCTTTTAATTTCTTAACTTTCTGTTTCCAGGTTTTTCTCTCTTCTTCAAACTTATCTTTCACACTATAAAATTCACTTCCTAGATCATCTAACACAATTTGCTCGATAGCTTCAGCACCTTTAATATCTCCTTCTTCTCTATATGCTTTAGCTTTTTCGATTAAATAGCCTGTAAACTCTGCGATTCTATCAAATTCACCCATAAATCTATAAAGTTCGCAATTCGATTCCATTGCTTCTGCATATGCTTCGAAAATATCAATATTCATCTTATTTCACTCCATCAAAATTATTTTCTATTTGTTGCAAAGTCCATTTAATAAATGCCTCTAAATTCTTTTCACGATTTACTGTTTCAGTCCATTCAGTGTTGTCATCTTTTATTTTGTGTTTATACTCAGTTGATTTATCTTCAATTGTTTTTTGTAAAGTGTTATAAATTTCATCAATAACTTCTTTTTGTACTTGTTCCATCTTCTACGCCTCCACGTTTTCATAATTTAATAATGCGATTGTGCTGCCTAATAAATAAATTGCTAAACCTACATGAAACGCTATAAATGAACTAGCTAATAAAGTCATTAAACTGATTAATAATAGTTGTAATGTGAATTTAACCATTTTGAACCTCCATCAATTTCTTAACATTAATCTGTTTTAAATCATTGTTATGAATATCCATGTGTGATGTGATTTTCTCCATAAATTCATCAACATCAGATTTCTTGAATCGGTATGTGCTGCCTACCATGTAATATTTCATACCGTTATTAATAAGTAGCTCCTCAATCGTAGGTTTACTTAAATTTAGGTATTCAGCTAATTCTTTATATGTCATAAAGAACTTTTCTCTTGCCAATTCATCTACACGTTGATTAATCGCCTGTTCTAATAATTCACGTGCTTCTTCTTCATCAATATTAATGTTGAACATTGGTTAAGCCTCCTTATGCCATTTGTTGCTTGTCATTGTATTTGTCGTAAATGTGCTTTTTCACAGATAAAGGAAGATTATATTTATCAACAAACACCATAAATTCTACTGTGTCATTTAACACCTGCTGTCTTAACTCCAGCATTTCCTGTGTCATATCTTGCTTTTTAATCATCTTAGGAAAACCGAGCACATTTGAAACTGCTTTATTACTAATTGCTTGAGCTTTGCAATAGTCTTTTTTAGAAATAACTTCAATACCATTTTTCAAATTATCCATTGCTTCTTTTTGTTTTTCTTTGTCTAGCATGCGAAAGGCTTCGTATCCTTTAAGCCCTGTTGATTGGCGTAACTCAATTAGCAGGTCACAAATCCAATCTTGGAAATCTACAGCTTCAGGTTTGTTCGAACGCATCACAAGTCGGTAAATACCTTTTTCGTTAATAACTGTGTAATCTTGGAATTTTCTTGATTTCTTTTTATCTGATGTGGTACTACCTTTGAGAGTACCTCTCACATGTTCTGGTAAATATTTTGTAGCATTGAATGCATCTCTAAAACCCAATACCTTTGCCACATCACTTGCTATAGCCCAATACTCATCGTCTTTTTCAATAAACCGAATTTCTTTATCATTGAAAATTTGTTTAATCATTGGTTATGCCTCCTGTTCTTCAAATTCAAATAAATCTTCGATATTTAAATCTAAAACGTTAGCAATTTTTTTTGCTAACTTAGGACTTGGTATTTTTTTGCCATTAATAATTTGACTTAAATACGTTGTACTTACTTTTGTTTTAATTGCTAAGTCAGATAAATTAAGCCCTTTTAAAAACATTGCTTTTTTTAATGCATTCGAATTAATTAATACAGTCATTCATTCTCACCCCTTAAATATATGTTATAGGCGATATTAATTCTCAAAAAAATATTATTTTAATTTTTTAAAGAATATATTATCGGCGATATAACTATATATTAAATTATGATTAACAAAAACGCAAGTAATTTTAACAAAATTTTTTTATCATTTAGAGAAGTAATCTGTTATCATTAGTTTTGAGGTGATGAAATATGAATATCGGCGATAACATTAAAAAAATACGAAAAGAAAAAAAGTTATCTCAAAGTGATTTAGCTGCATCTTTAGAGATTTCTCAATCTTATTTAAGTGATTTAGAAAATAACAGAAAAAATTTAGGTATTAAAACGGTAGAAAAAATTGCAAAAAAACTTGATGTTACAACGAGTTATTTAATAAGTGGTAATAAAATGCTTAGTGATTTAACAGATAATGAATTAAAAGAACAAATGTTCAATTTATCTAACCAAATATCTAAGTCTACAAGTAAAAATGAAACAATCGTTAAAGAAAATTTGTTCAGTTTATTAAACAAAGATTTATCTTATTTAGATGTTCACTACTTTAATAATATTTATAATTTTTATGAGTTAGAAAAAACTGAAGAAGATAGTTTATTGTTTATTTCTGTCCTTCTTCAAATGTTGCGTCAACACAAAATGAGTGGCAGCAAAGAAGCATACGATGATATTACCAATGAGTTTGACGACTTCCTAAAACGATACTTAAATATTAAATAGGTGATTAAATGGCAAGTTACGATCAAATATCTAAAAACAACTGGCGTTATCGTATATCACTAGGAAAAAATGCAGAAACAGGAAAATATGAATATATCTCTAAGACTGGCTTTAAACGTAAATCAGACGCTAAACATCAAGCTGAGATGATTGAACGCCAATTAAGAAATGGTGAATATATCCCTCCTTCTTCTAGCACATTCAAACAAGTAGCTGAAGATTGGATTAAACAATATGCTAACGATGTAAAAGTAAGTAGTGTAAGAGCACGTGAGAAAGCCATACAGCATGCCATAGAGCACTTTAATACTAAACCAATACAAACTATCAAGAAACATGATTATCAACGTTTTGTGGACGATATGAGCATACAGTATAGTAAGAATTATGTTGATAGTATTGTGGCATCTACTAATATGATATTTAAATATGCTTATGATATGAAATTGATTAGGGTACTACCTATTGAAGGTATTAAACGACCTAAAAAGAAAATAAGCGTGGAAGAGTTAGAGGATAGTGAGATACATAAAAAGTTTCTTGAAAAAGATGAATTATTTCAATTCCTGGAGGTTGCTAAAAATCACCATTCACCACAGAATAGCTTTGAAGTATTTACCACATTGGCATACACTGGCATGCGTGCAGGCGAGTTGTTAGCATTAAAATGGTCTGATATAGACTTTGAGAACAATACAATTAGTATTACCAAGACTTATTACAATCCGAATAATAATAAAAAGCATTATCAGATACTTACTCCAAAAACTGAAAGCTCAATCGGTAAAATCTCAGTAGATCCTCATGTGATACAATTACTCAAAGATTATAAGGTAAATGTCCAGGACACTTGGAAAAATGAATTATATGTAGATAATAATTTTGTGTTTACTGATGTGAATGGTTATCCACTTGTGATTAAAAAACTGTCTACATGGATTCAAGCAATTATGAAAAAGACTGATATTACTAATAAACATATAAGTACACACTCATTCCGTCATACACATTGTGCGTTACTGATTGAAGCAGGTGTACATATCAAAGAAATACAAGAACGCTTACGTCACAAAGATATAAATACCACAATGAACATCTATGCTAAGATTACTAACTCATATAAAAAAGACGCTTCCCAAAAGTTTAGTAAACTCATGGAAAACGTCAGCAAAGAATTATTTTAGAATTTTTATGTCACTATTATGTCATAAAGAATAGCCAAGCGCCTTTAAATCAACGTTTATAGGCGTTTTTACATCATACCTGGCATGCCACCCATTCCAGGTTGTTCATTATTTTCTGGCTCTGGAATACTAGCAACGACTGCTTCAGTTGTTAAGAACATAGCAGCTACACTTGCTGCATGTTGTAACGCTGAACGAGTTACTTTAGTTGGATCTACTATACCTTCTTCTAACATATTAACCCATTCATTTGTTGCTGCATTGAAACCAACGCCCGCTTCAGCATGTTTTAAACGTTCAACAATAATTGAACCCTCTAATCCTGCATTTTCAGCAATTTGTCTAACAGGTGCTTGTAATGCTTTTAATACGATATTAACACCCGTTTCAACATCACCTTCTGCTTTAATTTCACTTACTTTTTGATATATATTGACTAACGCAGTACCACCACCAGCAACGATACCTTCTTCCACCGCCGCACGTGTTGAATTTAATGCGTCTTCAATTCTTAATTTACGTTCTTTAAGCTCTGTTTCACTTGCAGCCCCTACTTTGATAACAGCTACGCCGCCAGCTAGTTTTGCCAAACGTTCCTGTAATTTTTCTTTATCAAACTCTGAATCAGTTTCTTCAATTTGTGCTTTAATTTGACCTACACGAGCATCAATATTATTTTCATCACCATTACCATCTACGACTGTTGTATGATCTTTAGTCACTTCAACTTTATTAGCAGTACCTAGCATATCAAGAGATGCATCTTTAAGTTCTAAACCTAAATCATCAGTAATGACTTGAGCACCAGTTAATATTGCTAGGTCTTCTAACATTGCTTTACGTCGATCACCAAATCCTGGGGCTTTAACTGCTACAGCAGTAAATGTTCCACGCATACGGTTTAAAACAATATTAGTAAGTGCATCGCCTTCTACTTCATCCGCAACAATTAAAATTGGTCGACTAGCCTGCACAACTTGTTCTAATAATGGAAGAATATCTTGGAATGATGAAATTTTCTTATCCGTTACTAATATATATGGACGTTCTAATTCAGCTATCATTTTATCTGAGTCAGTTACCATATATGGTGATTGATAACCCCGATCAAATTGCATTCCTTCAACTACTTCTAATTCTGTATTAAACCCATTTGATTCTTCAATAGTGATAACGCCATCGTTACCTACTTTATCCATTGCTTCAGAAATGTAGCGACCGATTTCTTCATCTGCTGCTGAAATAGCTCCAACTTGCGCTATCTCGTTCTTATTTTCAACCTTTTGAGAAATCTCATGAAGCGCTTCTATAGCCACTTGCACTGCTTTGTCAATACCTTGTCTTAAGCCTACAGGATTTGCACCACTTGTAACATTCTTAAGACCTTCCTGAATCATTGATTGTGCTAAAACTGTTGCTGTAGTTGTACCGTCCCCAGCGATTTCATTTGTTTTATTCGCAACTTCCTGCACTAATTTTGCACCCATATTCTCATATGGATCTTCTAACTCTATTTCCTTAGCAATTGTTACACCATCGTTGGTAATTAAAGGTGTTGTGTAATCCTTATCTAGAACCACATTTCGCCCTTTAGGTCCAATTGTAACCTTTACAGCGTTTGCTAATTTATCAACACCACGTAACATTGCTTGACGCGCATCTTCAGAGAATTTAAGATCTTTTGCCAT